ACCCACGATCTCCTCCGTGACAGGGAGGCATGTTAACCACTACACCACTGGACCAATATTTAATTTTAAATGGAGCAGATGAGGGGATTATATAAATACCTCATATCAATTGATATTTGATGTTATTTACAACATTATCTACGTGTTTTGATAGCACTTTGTTGTTTTGTACCCCAAAATGTACCTCACTGCTTCACGCAAGAAAGATAATACAGTATAAACCATATTATGTCAAACATTTTTTTGCTTTTTTATTTTATTCAATTTCTGTTAACGGTGTTGGATCAACCCAAACACCACCAATCTTGACAATATTCTTTTGAACATTCACTGCATCGACTCTGATTCTAGATACGTAGACTACTGCATTTGTGGTATGCAGTACATTGTCATTATATCCATCTGAATTTGGTACTTTATCTACCATACGAATAGGAAACCAACCGCCTAATTTAGACAAGTAGCAGCATAAATCATCACCAATCTTTTTCAAGCCTTGATTACCAATTTTCATATGTACAGATGTAACATAGCTACCTTCATGCAAAATTTGGTCGATAGCTTCTGCGCTAGACTGTGTGGCGCCAACTGGCACATGAGGGTCTGTATCAATACCAGCATCATTAGTCCATCCAATCGCTACTCCATTACGATCAACACGATATGGATATTTTGTTCCTTTAATTACTCTACCAATGACACCTGACCAATCACCTTTTTTAACTGTAGAAGTTCCGTAGCAATTCACACTCAATGTGTTTGTACAGATAGGTAAATTAACTGAATATTTTTCTCCACTTGGAGTTGTAGGTTTTGGTGTTTCAACCTTTCCATCTAACTTTGCATTTACTTCATTAGCCAATTGTGGCATACGTGCTTCCAACCATGCTCCAGGGCATGATGTAGCCGCAAACATTTTGTGCATAGTCAATGATCCGCTAGAATTTCCTGTATAGTTCAATCTAAATCCATATCGTTTACAAATATCAACACATAGATTCACCAAGCTATCCCAAGTAGCTTGCGTCATTTCTCCAGTTGCGTTATTAATGTTTCCACATTCAATTGTAATTGATTGAGAATCATTCAACCAATTTGAACTTGTCCATGCAGCATTTTCTTCATCAACACTGCATGCAATGTCTCCATTAATTCCAATACAATAATTGGAAGATGCTTGACGAGTATTTCGTGCAAAATAATCTGCACATTGTTTACCACTCCATGCCGCAGCCATGTAGTGTGGAGTGATTTTACAAACCTTATATCCAAAACGACCATCATAATGTTGTGATGTTCTGTTACAATATGTTGCTAATCCGGAATATGACATTCTTCATCTACACCTTCTTCCTTGCCATTGCTTAATTCTTCTTTTGCTTCTTCTGATAGATTCTCATAATCTACTACTTTTTCTTCATCATTCATTATTATTCCTCCGGTACACTAATTTCAGGTAATCCGCCAATACTAGTCAGCAACGAGACGATGCCTGACAAAAACGCTGACGAAATTACAACTCGCCAATCAACGGCTTCCAATAATGCAGATGCTCCAATAACACCAACAGCAGTTTGAGCAATCGTCTTTAATGCTCTGATACTTGCATAATAGCCATATTGAATCCACCATTCTTTACTATATTTTTTCATTTACAAATACCTCCTATCCTAATAATAGTATTTAAATCGTTTGTACACTGTACAAAATAAAAGACCGTATTTAACGGCCTTATTGATACATATTAAACATGTCTCGAATATGTGTCTTAATCATTGTTTTTTCCTCATCTGAATCAACGCATTCATGAATCATAGTTACGATTTGTTGCATACATTTCATAGTCTTATCTAATTCACGATGATACTTTTCTAAATCCATATCACCTTTTGTACGCGTATATTCTTCTTTGAACGCTTTATATTTTTTCAAATGTTCTGCAAGCTTATAAACAATATCTTCTGTTTCTGGATCATGAATATTATATCCACCATTATCTTCTTTTAATCGAGCTACAGTTGAAGCTCCATCTTTTCCTATCTCAATTTGATATTTATTTCTCATTGCTTCTATAGTTTCAATGTCTTTGATATTATCTAAAGCTTGAGATAATGCATGGAAATAAGATTCTGCATATCCATATTTCTCTAACATGTTTACTGACTCATGCATTATCTTCTCATTAACTTCCATTGCTTTATGCATATTTTTCACCTACGCAATCTTCTTAATAACGATGTTTGCGTTTTGGACTGTTAAGTCTAAACCACTGTTATTTGCTAATGCAATTGTATAAGATGCACCGCATGGAACTTGAATTAGAGTGTCTCCGCTTACATTTCCATACGCACTTGCAGTTGCAACAGTATAAATAGATTGTGTTCCACCAATTGCTTCTCCGTTTAGTTCAAGCACTAAAGAAGCTTGTCCTGCCGCTGCACTCGTAATATCCGCAGTATAAGTTACTTCATAGATACCTGGCTTTGTTAGTGTAAACAATCCACTTCCTAGATCATGAGCAAGCCAACCTTTACATGCACATTGACAAGATTTCGTCCTTACTCTGTCCGTTGGAAATAATACATTATTTGAATTATCGACTGTCTGAACAGCCGTAGCAATACTATTAATCATTTCTTTTATCCTCCTATTAAAATAGGGATAGCCTTTCGACTATCCCATTAAATCCAAAGGCAATTGCCTAATCACACATGTGCTAGATTATAAGTTGTTGTAGCCATTACATCCACATCCGTTGTTATAAGCGTAATATGGTGAACATGTAATGTAAGCTGGTTTTGGTGTTGGTTGCAAAGTACTAATGATGTTTGCAGATTGTGCCTGTTGGCTTAATTGGAAATTAGCCGTTAATAAATCACGATCACGATCAGCTAAACGATCACGTAATTCTTGCATAGTGTTTGCATTGATCAACGCACGTGTTGCTTCACCTTCTGAATGAATTGCTGTTGTAATGTCACAAGTATTTTTGAAACTTTGAGCATTTACATTGTCAATTGCTCGTTGAGTGTTGCAGCAACATTCTTGTTGCTGAGCTTGCAAGTTTTGAAGTCCTAACTGATTAGTATAGCGACTTTCTAGTACGTCTCGTTGAGTTTGGCAACCTGTTTGAGATACATTTGTGTTTGTGTTAAAAATATCTCGTTTAATGAATTCTTCATTTAATAAAGAATCATTTGCTAGGTTTCCGTTGCCATATCCTCCATATCCTCCATATCCAAATAATACGAAGATTAGCAAGATCCAAATCCACCAACCTCCGCCGTTTCCAAAGCCGTCATCTCTTTCAGCTAAGTTGTAAGTTGGTTGAATTCCCATTCCATTTTCCATCATATATGTTCTCCTTTCTTTCTATAATAACGGTTTAGCCGTTGTTACCTGATTCCAAACTGTTTTGCCATTTGTTGCAGTTGTTGCTTTTGTTGTGGATTTAAATTACCCATCATCTGATTTAAAATCATTTGTGGATTTTGACCACTGTTCATAAGCATTTGAAATTGTTGAAATGCTTGTGGATTTTTCTGCGACAACATATTCATTAACATTTGTTGGGGATTTCCCATATTCATCATATTCATTGGATTCATATTACCCATAATACTTTTTAAAGGATTCATTTTGTTTGTGCTCCTTTCTTTTGTTGCTCATTAGCTTGTTTTGGTGGTTTGCTTAATGCACATATCAAATCATCTAATTTCTTTTCGATTCCATTTACACGATTTTCTATACTGTTAGAATTATCTTCCGTAATTTCTTCAAATTTGAACTTTTTAAATGTTCCATCTAAAGATTTCATATAAAAAATAGATTTATTGTTATCAAATAAAATCGTTGGTAAATTTGCATTCGCAAAGTTTCTAGCTTCCTGCTCATCGTTCACCCATTTTCCATTAAAATCAAAATTGCCTTGTTGTTGTGGTGTAATCTGATTATTAATGTTGATAGGTGGAATATTTGCATACTGTTGTACTTGCTGAATTTGTTGATCTATCATTTGTCTTTGCTGCATCAAACTGTCAATTCGTGCTTGTGCTGGATTATAATTGTTATACATTTCAACCACCTCTTTACGATTTAATTATATGTTTACGTAATAAATAATTTAATACTCGAATAATACTCATAAAATACCCAAAATAAAATGAGCAACCATTATAGATTGCTCACATATTTATCGAACATTTTTCTTGCTTTGCATACTCTGTTCCTTATGGTTTGTACTTCCACACATAATGCATCTGCAATTTCCGTGCATGACATATCATACACGTATCTCATAATCAAAACCTGTTCATATTTCTTTCTTAATCCAACAGATTTGATAAGTATTAATGCATCATTAGGACGTATTTCTTTTAATCTGTTAGCTTTGTTAATATAAACCACCGCCTTAATTAAATTCGTTGGTTTGAATTAGCTTCGCAAGAACAATTATTCACATGATCATCTTTCCAATAACCACGACAAACAATAGTAGAATAAAGAACAATAATCACTAAAACCAATACTGTAATAATCGTTCTACTTGTTTTATAGTTTCGATCAATTAATTTTGAACAAAAACCATAAATGTTATCTACTTTTTCTTCTACATTTTGAAGTTTCTTGTTTGCATCTTTAATATCCATTTTTATTGCGTTCCTCCAACGCTTCTACACGATTAAACAAAGTTTTTATTTGTTGTTTTAGTTCTGAAAGCTCCACTTCCATTGAATTGCTTCCTTTTTTTATTTCTGAAATCGAATTTTTAATATCACTTAAATCAGATTTAATATGTTCTAATTCATTCTTCAAAAATGCCATATTGGATATTTGCTCTCCATCCATCTTGCGTGTGCCACGATTATACGTAATAAATGCAATTACAAGCATGCATGCAGAAATAATAACACTAAGATATTCACCACTCATAGAAACATCACCTATTTATTAATAATAGAATCAATTTGTTCTACACTAATCCAACCAATAGAAGCAAACATTTCTAAATCACTCTTTGTAAATAAGCCTAATTCATAATACGATTTAATTAATTCATAACTCATACTACTTCACCCCATTCACTTGAGCTTTTAACTGCGCAATCTGTAGCATTAATTGTGCATTAATCTTATCTTGCTCAGTCGGTACTGCTTTTGGTTCTTCGATTGTTGGTTTATCTCCTTCTGCAACCTCAACCACTTTACCTTCTACAAATTTGTAGTTATATCTTCCGTGCTCATCAACTAATTCTTTTTCTAGATATTGGCTTTGTGCATGTGCGTATTTGTCACCTTGACCTTGGTCAATTTCTGTCATTGTTTGGATTTCTTCTTGCGATAAAAAGATTTCTGAATTAATAGATGTGATGTATCCATCTTGTAAGGATACGTATACTTTATATTCGTTCTCCATAGCTTCCTCCTAATAAATTTCTGCGTCTACATTATAAATGATAGCACTTCTAAATATACAAGCAGTAAATGCGCTATATCCAAAATTTGTTGCAGACTTGTGCGTGATTATTAATTCGTTTAAATACATTGTCGGTGTAATGCTATTGCCTAGTTGTAATTTTCTGTCCGTGTTATCTCCACTTAAATTAATTGTTGCGGATGATACATTAGCGGTAATTGTTGGTGATGTTGTACGCATAGCACCGACATAAAATTTCGTATATAAATTCCAATATGATACTGAACCAACAAACCCTTCAAATACATTTAATACTTGAAAATAACGCTTACACTTAGTTATCTCTTCTGCCATATTAGGAGCAATAAATGCCGTTGCGACTTTTCCTTGTTCTAATTTAGCCCACTTTAAAGTCACATTACTGCCTCGAACAAGTGTGATTTTAAATGAATCTGCATTACCATCTACATGAAGAATGTTTAATCCTTGTTTCAATATTATTTTTGAATTACTATGGGGTTCTTCCATTTTTACCGTTCCACTTACTGATTCTACATAGCACGATAATGTAGAAGGCCCATCAATTGCGCTCTCTAATTGTTGCCTAAGTATTCCTTCATCTTGATAGGCATTATTTGCAATATTAATATATCCGTTTTCATCTATGTTAGCTGTAATGTGCCAAGCTTTCCATCTGTCTACTGTATAAATTACACTTTCAGCAGTGTATGTGCTTTTCCCTCTTTGATTGATTTTAAAATCCGGATTAATCAATAGATTCGGATTACTGAATTTATTTCCTAAATAATTTGCTAGTTGCGATAATAAACCTTTTTTTAGTCCTGCGCCATTATGCACAGGCAATAAACTATTATCTGTAAAACTAGGTAACACGTCTAATTCTGTGACTTGTTTTCCTGCCATGTTATTCCTCCTTGACTTTATATGTCCAATCCGTGCCGACTTCCCCACTTGCTACTTCATAAGACCAATCGGCTAAGATTGTGTTTCCTTTTTCATCAACTAATTCTTGAACACTTGTTGCGTTCAAATTGGTGGTAAAGTGGTTATTCATAACCATTTGATTCAAAGCATTATGTGATGTAGTTACAGACTTTATTTTCGAGACAAGCCACTGTATAGAAGCTTTGTCTTTAAATACGAAAGCCATATGCTAACCCCACATTGTATTTAAATCATTTGTAGTAATCGCAGTTAATTCTGAACTCTTAACATACGCCGATAAATCAATGTCTGTATTACCAATCTTTTCATATGTCTTTGTCTCTGAAAGCCAAATATACTCATCATAAATATCTTGTGTTCCATGTGAATGAGCAACCAAATAAATCACACCATTTGAACCTGTAGTAGGTAAGCTCGTTACCTTTTCATATCTAATAGATGTAATATTACCTACTGCCGAATTAATCAACGATTGTACTTGTGATTGCGTTTGATATCCTTTGCCTATAACGATTGAGTCTACATTTGCTTTTGTCTGATACCCACTATCGTTTGTAAGTTGTGATGTCTTTGTCGGCACTGTAACATCCACGGCTTTTGAGCTTGGCGTTAATTTCGTACCATTTACCTTTACAGACTCAATCACATTCGCTTGAGCACCGCTTGCGATACCACTTAACTTTTGCTTTTCTGCGCTTGTGTAGTCATTTGTTGATAAGCCTTTACCACTTACAACATCAACTTTCCCACCTAACGCCGATTTAATTTTACTGATTAAGAGCGTCAATCCACTCTTATCTAAATATTCAATAGCCATTATTTTTCCTCCTATAGACTATTCCATAATTCATCTAGTTCGATTGTTGATACAGATGTTACAGAACCTTCTGCCATAGCTCCAACCTCTTCCGGAGTATATACCGGTCTTGTTTCCGTTTTCGCCCACGTTGGAACTGTTGGGTCTATTTCTTCAACCTCTCCAATGATTTCGCTACCATTTAATTTCGGCTTGTTCTTTAGCTTGTTGTAATCGGATGTACCTCCTCCATATTGTTCCTTGACTTCTAAATTCAAATCATCACTATTTCCATCTACTTCTATATCAATCTGCTCTGAGTCATCCTGAACATCCAACGTAACTTGATTCATTAAAATCATGTAATCACTTCCTTATCAAGGATTCTATGTACTGTAGTTGTAGCTATTGAGCTTGCTATCGCTAATCCATCTTCTGTTATAGCTCTTAATTGTACGTTAACTATCCCTTTCTTGAATTTAAGTGTTTCTTCTTGTGTTAATGTGATTCTAATTTCATCATCTTCAATTTCAATTTGAGACATATCTTTTCTTAAAAGATGTCCATCTTGCTCAAATGTAATGTAAACACTTTTTAATTCACTTAAATCTATATTGTTAACATTTATAACAATTGTCGGTGTTGTTCCTTGTCTCATAATCTCACCTATTCAACTTTATATCGCCAATCTGCTTGCAATATGTTATTTTCTTCATCTATCAGTTCAGAATCTATATCAATTAATAAAGGTGTATAAAAATGGTTATCTAATATCATTTCCATAATATTAGAAATCTGTATTCTTATCGCATTTCCAGCTGTTGAATAAATTGTTCCGTCATATCCTATACGAATATCCGTTATTTCAGTATTGGCATCAGGCAAGTTTCCTGAATCGAATAATTGATCTACTCTAGATTTCAGAACACTTAAATCCTCAAAACGTATGCCATACTTGGAAATCAAATCATTTAATTCTTTAATCCCTGAATCTTTGATATTTGTAATCGTTGTTACACATGTATCACGTGCTTCTCTTATATCCTCCACTGCTTGATTGCACTTTTCGGACACTAATAAAAGCAGCATTGCAATCTCATCTCGTTCATTTTGATCTAATGAAGCAGATTTTGAATATATACTTTCAGGAGTAACAACTCTTGATAGTGTAGTAGCCCATCTTTTTTGAATAATTCCATCGTCATCTACAATAACCGCACTAACCACAAAATAAAGATCTCCTTTATTTTTTAATGCGTTATTAGGTACAATCCAGGCAAATTCACATGTATCATAGTAAGTGACTTTATCTGTGGTTATACTTGACCCGATAATGTTTTTTGAATCTCGATAATTAACTCGTATTAAAGCATCTTCCATTTTAAATATTTCTGAAACTGTATTGATAACCCTAAACCGAATATATTTAGAATCTTTATCGTATTGAACACCAAATACGTTTTCAGGATCAGGAATATAAATCTCACGAGTACGTGCATCAATGACAAGCGTTTCATTATCTACACCTGCATATGTATCTAAGTCAAAACTTAAAGTTGCATTTAATTTAGCCATTTCTACCCTCCTCTTACTATCAATGTACCAGATAACGGTGTATCATGAATACCATTTGCCATTACTCGAATAGCCCAAGAATAAGTTCCAACTTCTAAATCATCTGTAGGACACCTGATTTTTAAATCATCTTTAATTTCAACACATTTAACCATTTTAAAATTTTTCATAATAACAAATAAACATTGATCTTTTTCTCCAGGTATAAATGTGTTTCCACTTTTGAAATTAAAAGATATTTCAGAAATGATAGTATCACCTTGACGAATAAAGATATGATCTCTTTTTATCTCCATGTATGCTCCTCCCTTCTACTTATATAGAATTGCCTTTTTCCATTCCAATCCATCAAAAACAAATAATCTACATAACTGATAATTACTTCTATTCTGTGTAACTGCTAATGAATAGCCACGTTTCCATCTTGTTCCATCAAACCTCCACACTTCCATATGTGTAAACGTTGTATTGAATTTAACGTTCACCCATGAAGATGTTCTGTCTAACGAATCTGTAACAAGTACTTGAATCGTTTTTTCTGTATTTTTTGGAATAGAAGATAGCGTAAATTCTCTAGAATTCACTGTGTTTTGGCTTGAGCCATCTTTGTATGTTACTGATTTAACATGTCCATCATCCGATGTATGTACAGTGAATTTCACATCATCTGTATTTCCACTACCTTTGATAATTTCAAAATCTACATAAGTTACATATACAGAAGCGTAGTTTTCCAATGTAGTGGCCCTTAATACCGTTTGTGACAATCTATTTCCGCTACAGTCTGCCATATAAGGTTCTACATGAAATTCATATTGTGTTTTCTGAGTAAGGCCAGTAAAAGAATAATTTCCATTTAAATTATTACTTACAAATTGTTCATCCTTATTAGAATATAAACGTAATGTATATAAGTTATATGGATTGGTTTTCAACTTTCCAAAAATTGAAATGTCATTGTTTCCAACACCTGATATCCATGCATCATATGATGGTAAATCAATTAATGGTGTAGTCAATCTTGCTTTTCCTGATAAATTAGGCCATCCTTGACAACTCGCATCCCATTCAAAATAACGTTGTCTATTGCAGTACATAGGTTCATTAATCTGTCCTAGATAATACCATCCTGAATCCTGAATATAATTTAAATCCCACCTTGAAATAGTTTTAGAAAGTCCTCCAAGAGTAACAACATTGTTTGCTTGGATTTTGAAGTTTCCGGTGTACTTAAACCTTACATCCGCTTTAAATCTTAAATTAGGATACGAACCTTCGTATCTCTCGTTGTAAGATTCAAACGTAAGCATTAAATACGGATTATAGGTTAACGTTGCTAAAATAGTCATACACTATTCCTCGTATTTGATATAGATATCCCCAGCTTTATCACCATCTTGTACAGTAGGATCTGTAGTTCCACTACGTACATTTACAGTAAGCTTTAATCGATCATCAAATTGTTTTTGATATCCTTCCAATGTTTTAATAGTTGTTTGTGCCTTTGCAATCGCATCTAACAGATTTTTAAAATTTTCTGTTGAATCAATACCACTATCTAACGCAAAATTCTTTACAACTTTAATTTTAAATGTGAATGAAGTTACAAATGTATTATCTGAACTCAATACGATTTCAGCACTTACAATACCTGCTTCTGCTAGAATATTTGCAAACGTTTCTGTGTCAGAAAATGTAATTTCATAAGCATTCGAGTTTTCAAATCGTGATACACTAGTCGCATCCACACTTACATTTAATCCACTTGGTTTTTCAATCCACAGCGTAGCCGTTAATGATGAGTCAGTTTCTGACGGTTCATCTACAATCACATCATCACTCACAAATACAATAAGTCCTCGTCCTGTATCTCCTTGAAGCATTTCCAACATTAAATCAGAATTTTCTTTTGTAAGACTTACAGTTAAATGACTATATACAATCGCCATGTTATACCTCACTTTCTAATACAAGATCTAAATCTTCAGGATGTTCCGTAATCAAGTTATAGGTTAATTTATTTAAATAAAACCGTTCTCGTTTTCCAAACTCAGTTTCTACATAAATCGAATCATTTAACTTTAACATCTGTGCATCAGGCACATTAGATGAAAATAGTTCTTCAAATTTAATAGAAGTTTCTGTTTTTGGTTCTTGCAGTTCTTTCTCCAAAGATTTTTTAGCTTGTATTCTAAGATAGTTCCTAAAATTCGCTTCATTTGTAAATACGCCCAATGTTGTTTTCTTTGCTTGTGAATCATCCGCAATCAATTTGATATTGGAATATTCTTTCACATCAATTCTGTGAATTTCATTTGTATCCCAATTACTAGCCTTGATAATCTCGTGATTTGGCAAAATGCGTCCATTGTACGCTTTAGGTATGATTCCTGTAACTACATTTTCCATTGATTTTTTCTGAGTATATTCTGACATTTCTTTATTACTTATAAAGAAATCATTTGGCTTTAAATTGGAAGCATAATAATCTGGATTTCCAAAGTAGCAATCATAATTGTTGAACATCGCAACAAATCTATCACTTTCACATTCAGGCCATCTGTTCATCATAGAATTTTCTTCTGTTCCAAACATACATTGAATCAGATTATATCGAACCCAATATGCCGTTTGTGTGGAATCCACATCTTCAATCATCCATTTACAAGCATTTCCTACACTTTTATCTGCAACGATAACTTTATTTCCATTTCCAATGCTTGTTGAACTAGGATAAATGCTATAACCTACGTTTTCATATGGCGCAATATCATAACTAGATCCATTGTTTATAAACCACCATTTCTCAGAATTACCTGATGGACTTTCGGAAAGACTTCCTAACACAACCTTTCCTGAATCCAATTTCAACCATCTACATGAACACAATGATAAAATTCCGTATATGTCTCCATATTCGTTTGACCCTACTTTTTTCAACATGAAAGTCTGTGCAGACGTTCTGTTTCTTTGATACATCTGCAATTGTATAGATGCATCTTCACTTGCGTTTGGAACATCCAAACAATACCCACTATTCTGAATATTTCGGAAATAAACGATTTTTCCATCTTCTGCATTAACATTTTCATAATTTGCATATTCCCCATGTCCATAAATTTTATAAGGATAATTGGGCCGTGAATTTGTGATAATATCATTTGCGGTATTCACTGCATCTTGCCATGTACCACTCATAGTACGATCATCAAACACAAACACTTCTTTTTGGGAATCAAAGAACACATGTGTTGCATAGCATGTATATGTATCGCTTTGCTTGTTGTATTTTGGATACGCAATTCTATATAACTGAGGTTCTTCAAAATTTATATCCACTTTAAACACGGATTCATCACTGATTTCCATACCCATCAAATCACTTTTTGGGAATTCTATTTCTACGCACCAAATAGAATTTCTTTCAAATACTGCCTTAGCACTTATACAATGTTTTAAAATCACATCTCCATTACGTTCTTTCATTTGTGCATATGTTGTTTTTTTTCTAGAAAAGAATAAATGAATCATCTTTATTTCTCCCTATAATTACGTATAATTTCTGCACGAATAGCACCAATATCTGTTGTGATCAATACATTATTTGAACCATAATTAAATTTAAGTCCGTCAAAAGATCCACTTGTTTTCAATGTGTCATATTTATACGTTCCATTTTTATAGTATGTTTTCATATAAGAATTCTCTGTATTGATTTCAATATACGAAATATCCGATGTACCATTGAAAGGATTTGTGATTGTAAAATTATTTCCGTTACAATTAATCGTAATGTTTCTTGCGTTCATGGAAGTGTTATATAGACGATAGATTGGATATGCTGTTTCATAATAATTCGCAAGTTCTACCTTTTTACCACTTACAATATCGTAAGGTCTTGAATACTTATTTACGTATCTGTAAGGTTCACAAATAAATGTGATTGTAAATTCACTTCCTCGTCCAAAATCTCTAGAATCCATATCAAATGTTACATTTTTTACCTTCCAATAATGTTCTCTATCATCACTAGTTAACTCCAATATTCCTTTATTTCCATTAAAATATTGTTGGATTTTATAGATACGATCTAGATATTCTTTCTTGCTATTTAAAACAAAGTTGCATTTGATAGGAATTTTGCGATCTTGATATACACCTGTATGACGATACGATGTAGTACCGTCACCAAGTGTAGATGTTTCTACAATTTCCTCTGCCATAGGAATAACAGGACGCTCACTTACCTTTAATAAATACATAATATTTTGCGTATAACGCAGTTTATTCTCAGGTGTAAATCTAAAATGATACATTCTATGAACCTCCATTTCCCCATGATTTCAACATATCTCGAATTGATATAATTTCTTGTACAGTATCTGTAACAACATTTCCATCCAATTGCATAGGTTGTAGATTGATTGTTAGATCACAATTTCCAATCGCATTAATCATTTGATCCAATCTATTTGTGATTGCACTCAAATTTATATTACCAACGCTTCCATAGCTTCGTGATGTAGTTCCACCCATAATAGCTGTTGTAGCATTCGCAACAGATGCATATGGACTGATATCTGAATATGTAGCAATCTTATCCGCATCCATTGGCATTATATCCGTGTCAACTACAGGTTTATCCGCATTAAACAAAGATTGTGGGAAATATTTTTTATTGTCATCACCTTCAACAACTCTTGTCTTTTTTATAGTTGTATGTGTAACCGTGATAGGATGACTGTCTGCATAACTTTGAGCTTTATCAATATTTGATTTAATATCTGAATAAGCTTTAGCAGAGCTTGTAACCATACCGTCTAAGTGAGGTTGCAGTGATTTTTCCATCTTTCCGCCCATACTTCCAACAGCAGCTGATGTAGTTCCGTCATTCGCAAATGCATCCGCAATACCAGTGATTGATTTGTCAGCTTGTTTTTTCATCTTTTCACCGGCTTCTTTCATTTTCGGATCTGTGTCTTGCATCATTTTAGTTACCGCATCTCCAACAGACATTTGTCCACTAGCAACTTTTTCAGCTACATCAGCAGGAATTTGTTGTCCTTCAATACCAGCAGTTTGAACTGCCTGTGCCAATGTAATTAAATTGTTCATGGCATTGGTTGCTTCTGTGATACTTCCACAATTTGCAAGAATACTATTGGCTACACTCATAGGAATAGAACCACCGATCATACCGGCTTGATCTACAAGTTGTTGAAAATTCATCAAACTAGCCATATAGTTAGCTGCTTCTACCGCATTTGCAGTTCCATTTGTAATACCTTCTTGAATACCAATAGGAATGCGAATACCTGCTTGAGCTGCCTGTGCTGCAATGTCAGTCAATTTAATCTTCATGTTTGTTCCCATCTGTTCAAACGACTGTGTTTCCAAATAATTCGACTGCAATATAGACTGAGTTTGTGTTTCATGTAGTTTTGTATATGAGTCTGCTAAATCAGTACATAATGTAGATACAGTTTCTTTCAATGCACTTGATTGATTCATGTAATCTTGCATTGATATATGACCGGCAATATACTCTGCATTTAATTTTTTAAATGCTTCTGTTGTGCTCTTTATGCTTTCTGTTAGTTCTGCATTCTTTAATTCCGCTTTCAATCGAGCAGTGGCATTTTTCTTTACGATACTTGCCAACGCTTCTTGTTTTGCTTCTTCTTGAATCTGAGTGATTCTTTCTTTGATTGCATCAATACTTTCATAATGTGCATCTTTATTAAGATTCAGTTTTCCAGTATTCTCATCAATTTCTACTCCCAAATCAGGATAAAGTTGATTTAACTCCATAACCGCTTCTGCAAGCATAGCCTTTTGCGTAGCATTTAAAGATTCTTTTGCGTTAAGATCTTCAATTGTTTTCATCAAATGACTTGCGGTTTTGTTGTTTTGCATATATTGAGTTACAATTTCACCCATACTTGTCTTAGTTTTAGACATTGACTTTGCATACTTCTCATAACCATCAATAACTTTTAATGTAACTGCATAATCTGTATCTTTATATGCAAGCTCTTTATTTGCAGTTTCCATCGCTTCCTTGCGTTTTTTATCGGCCCAAACAACAGCACCTGCAAAAGCACCAAGTGCAACTGTAACAGCCGTGATTGCTGGATGAGTTAACACAAAACCTTTTCCTAACGAAACGATAGAAGTACTTGCTACTTCTCCTTCTTTTGCAACAACTCCAAATCCATCTGCTACCTTTTGTAATTTTGGATGTGCTTTAGTAAAGAATCCAACAGCACTTTGCGTTGCACCAGCTACTTTACTTACACCTTTTGCAGTTGGATAAGCGGCTGCCGTCAACAATAACATCTTTGCAATCGTCTGTTGCGTTCCATCATCTAAATTAGAGAATGCATTAGCTGCCTTTTTTACTATCTTTAATAGATCCGTTAAAGTAGGTGTAAATGCCTGACCTAATTCATTACCAGCTTGTTTAATTGCTTCCCATGTTTGAGATAATTGAGATTTCAATGTCGCATAACGCTTTTCTGCTTCGTTTGCCATGGCCGTATTGTCATTCCATGCATTTTTAGAAACATTTAATGCACTAGCCAATACATCCGAACTTTGCGCCAAAGCACCCATTGACTGTGCTTGTCGTACTTCCTTAATGCCTAATTCATCCAATGTTTTTGTAACATCCGCCGATTTTCCGATACCTTGAACAAACTTTAAGAATGTTCCCGCTGCATCTTCTCCCCAAGCTTTTTGGAATTGTTGAGAAGTCATGCCGGATACTTCTGCAAACTTTTGTAGTTTCTTATCTCCCGTAGAAACAGATAGATCAATTGTCTTCAACATTTTAGATACAGAACTACCACCAGCAGCGGCTTCAATACCTAATGAAGATAATGCAGTTGATAACCCTAATACTTCATTAGAGTTAAAGCCTACCATCTTACCTGCAACACCTAATCTAGTAGCCATATTCATAATATCTGCTTCAGTTGTAGAGAATTTATTTCCCAAATCTACGATTGTAGAACCTAAACGAGAATAATATGTATTCGTCTTTTTAGACTGCGAAACCATTACATTTGAGAATTTGGCAATACTTTGTGCTGCTTCTTCACCAACAAGATTTGTAGTATCCCCCAATTCTGTAATAGTTTTAGTAAATCCAACAATAGCATCTGTAGGGATACCCATTTGTCCTGCAAGTTCTGCATAATGTGCAATATCTTGATATGTACTCGATGTATTTTGAGCAAGATCTTTTAATCCAGCATTGATTTTTTCAAACTGTTGAGGTGTTGCATTTACTGTTTTTGTAACACCAGTCCATGCATCCTCAAACTCAATAGCCGTCTTAGTGGCGGCTGCAATACCCGCAAAAGATAACATAGACAATGGTTTTACAGTGTTTGCAAACTGTTCTGATTTTGAGCTTACTTTTCCTAACGTATCATACAGTCTCAACAAAGTTTCATTCGTTGAAATAAATGATTTTGACATACCTGCCAATTCATTCTTAAGGCCTAAAGCACCTGCTTTTAAACCAAGATATGTGCGTTGAGAATCTTCGTATGTACTACCTAAATCAACCAATACCTTTTTTTGTTCGGCAATGCCTGAATTACAATCATCCATTGCTTCTTTTAAAGTGACATTTCGTGAAGCTAACCTTTGAATAGCATTTTCGCCTTGTTCTGCCGAACGCGTACCGTTCGCAATTGCTTCTTTCCATGCGTTGATCTGCTTGTTGTTGTTTGTATATTCTTTATTCAAAGAATTAAACGTATGAGTGTAATTATCAACAGACTTAGTAGCAGAAGAAACCGCATCGGCCCACTGCTTCTGTGTCTTTGGATAATTCATCAGTTTCTTGTTATAGACTTCCAATTGCTTAGTTGTGCTTTTGATTTTATCTTGTAACAAGTTCTGATATGTCGCAAAGGACTGAAAATCTCCTTCGTTGAATTTCATAGAAGACTTCAGTTTTGACATTGTTTTATCTAATCCTGCTGTTTCGGATTTTATTTTATTAATTGCTTTTTGAAAGCCTGTAGTATCTCCATCAATTTTTACGGAGATACCTCTTACTTGACTGTAACCTGACAATTTTAGTACCTCCTAAAATCTGTCAAAGTCGCTTTGGACTGCTTTACGAATACGAATTTTGTTTTTTGAATTATTTACTTTGGACTGCATATTTCCACGTGCAATAATCAAATCAAACAATCTTCCTATGCCCATATCCTCTATTTCATCTATTTTTAATCCTAAATTTAATCCACCTAATACTAAATCAGTGTAGCTTACGCTTCTTTTTTTTTATCATCTGAAACCACTTCATCGGATTCATCTTGTACCGTTGCTTTATTTGCATTGATAATTTGTTCTAGAATAACAACTCCGCTCATTACATAGGTTTGATAATCTTCAATTTCATCAACAAAATCTTGGAACGCTTTTGTTTCTTTTCCATGATATGTGTCATACGTCTTGATACATACCCAAACTAATCTTTCAAAAAATAAAGATCCGTTTGCTTGTAATAAAGTGAAATAAGGATCTCGATCAGGATTTCCTTCACGAACATTTTTTTCGATAGCTTCACCAAATTTGATTTGCACTTCCTGAATATCCACTAACAAATCTCTGTTGAAACAATCTCTATAAATGCTAGCCGTTTTGCCTTTATACAATAAATTATATTTTTTACCATCAATACTTAACGTCTGTTCCATATAACCTCACAAAGAGGGGGTTGCCCCTCTTATAATGTGCTCACTTCCTTTCCATCATCACTTTGTACATCTACCGGTGTACTTTCTTCCTGGCTCATTTCACCAGCTTTTGGAGTAGGTAATGTTGGAGCAGTTGTAAAGAAACTCTCATAATTTGTATCACCTTTACGACATTTTGCCTTTACCCATTGATGATCATCTTTCTCAACAGGAACTGCTGTAATATCCATCGATGTAGTAGTAGGATCAGTGCTTTCTTCTTTTGTTTCACCTTCTACATTTGGTCGTGCAAATACAACCTTATAGAAGATATGTTTAGTAGCACTTACATCACCTTCAAATTGGAACATAAGCGCAACATTATTAGGCAATACGTTTGCATCTTCTGCTAAGTTACCTTCTTCTGTTGTCACTGTATTGAAAATCATTTTTTCAATTTCTTCAGGAATTTCAGACATTTCCAAACTTCCTGAATATCCATTGTTTGTATTCGTTGTGAAATACGCAGTGTTATCTGCATAATATGTATTTGTATCTCCTTCTGGATCTAGTGTTAATGATTTAGCACCTTTCCATGCAGTAGGCGTACCATATGTAATTGATCCTGCACTTTCTGTAATAGAACATACATGTACATTTTTTAGACCGAATCGTACTTTGTTTTTTTCTGCCATAGTTTTTATCCTTTCAAATATTTTTCGATTAAACTTGGCAGTTCCTTGATTGCGTTTGTTTCTCCATCTTTCCAGTGCTTAAATGCACGTGTACGTCTAGGAGAATTCCATAAATTATGTCCGTTTTCTAATAAATGAGTTAATGAGTATTCATGGCCACTCGCATAAATAACACCGCGTGTATGAGCTAATTCACGTTCTATCTTATATGTTATAGACCTTTTATATTTTCCCTTTCTGCGCGTGTTTCTATGGTCTACATTGGCCTTAGCTTTAACAATGTCTTTAGAATCTTTTGTAGTTTCTTCTACTGCTCTGTCAATCTGCGCCAAAGAATGCTCTTTATATTCTTGAATCATCTTTCTGATTTCAGGCCCAAGTTGTGACATATCGCAATATACATCATTGGTGGCCAACTAATGTCACCGTCCATTCTGTACAGTGTACTTTTTGAGTGTTTATATCTTCATCTGTGATGGTTTGGTATGGTATTTCTAGTTCATCAAATATGTCTTCGATTTTAGCTTCTAATTCAAAATCTTTTTGATCAGTCACTAATCTATATATGTAAGTTCCAATCTTACAATACGTTCTATTGTCTGCAAAGTAATTATTTGTATAATCCAATGCATAATTCCCATAGGGGGTATGGGGTTTTGATTTGAAACTGCCATATACAAATTGTCCTTCACCTAAAAGTTCAGTGAATTTAGCTACAATCTGTTGTCTTACTGTTTCCATTCTCCAGCATCCTGTTGAACATATAGTTCAATCGTATCTCCGGATGGGAATGTACGATAAACCGCATACTTTTTGTCGTTGTATTTCACTGTCGTTTCATCATTGTAATCAATAGTAGGAATAACAAGCTTATACGCTAACTGTATGCCTGCCTGGTAGGCTTCATTAAATTCTTTTGAATAAATTCCACCGACACGGCAAAATACTTCCTTCTCAGTTTCATTAACACGTTCCACACCATCTGCATCCACATATCTTTCTTTTTCAATCAGATATGCCACATCGTAGTAAAGATTATTCTCACGAGTATATTCATATGCCATACTATTTCACCTTCTTATGAGATTTATCTGTCATAAGAATCTGACGTAAATCCTCATATGTTTTAGCCATTGATTCTTTATTTGAAGCATCCGTTGTACCAAATTTTGACATTACATATGCTATTACCGCTACTACAATTTCATCTTCTAAATCATCTTCATCAAATAAGATATTTAATCTATCCAAATCGTATAAACATGCATTGATATACGTTTTGATTTCATCATCATAAGCATGTGATTTAGCTCTTGTAGCAGCAGTTCTAACACGTTCTAGAAGGCTTTCAGAAATATTGAACGCCATTATCTATCACCTAAGCTTTCTTCGCACTGCTTTTTCGAGTAGTTTTCTTAGGCTCATCATCTAATAAAATAGGTTCATCATCAGTTCCAACAGGTTCTTCATCATTTAATGATTGTGTTCCTGTTTGACTTTCATCTTTTGTAACATCTCCATTGCTTAAGCTACTTTTTTTTTTAACAAGAAGATGTATTGAGGATCTAATACTTTACCATCATTGATAACCAATGCTTGAGTTACTTCCTCATTTTTTTCATAATCCCAGTACTTCTTCACACCAAACTGCATATTTGAGTTGATCGCATAGGCTTCTTTTCCAACCCAATACATTCCGAAATATTCACCGTTTTTTGCTTCATCAAAATCTTTGAATGTATCATTTTCAACGAAATTAACTGTTCTAGCTTTGAATGTTGCACGTTCTGCACCATCAATAGGATTATATGTTTCTGCATAAACAGGACGATTATTATCGTCGGCCAACGTTTTAATGTTTGCTTCATATGTAGCAGGAGTCATTACAAACTCTGGTTTTAATTTACGCATTGATAAAGGAATCTTTGCGAACAATTTTGTTTGCCATGATTTCCAATCTTTCATTTCTGCTTCCGTAAATTCAATAATATGATCGGCTTTAATACGACTACCTGATACTTTATTAGCTTCTGTTAAAATACCTTCACATTCATTATTTGTAGAGTCACCTGTTAAAATTTCACGATCCATAGCTTCCAAATAAGCTTCTACAATAACTTTTGCTAATTCAGTTTCAAATGCATTTACAGTCAATACAGTTTGTAGTAATGTACGTGCTAAACGAATTTCACCAATCAAATATCCAAATTGTACAAATTCTGTAACAGAACCGGCTTTTTGTCGATCAGACACTGTTGTTTCTGTAATACGTTTAAAAGTAGCTTTAAATGAACCGATAGGATATTTAACACCGCCACGGAAATTTGTATGTAATACTGCATTATATAAGTAACCACGTGATTTACTTAATTCAGTCATTACTTTCTGAACAATTGTTTCAGGAATTAAAATACCTAGATCAGCTGCTACACCAGCTTCTGCACTACGTTGTCTTAAGATTTCTGACTGTTTTCCTTTTTGAACGAATTCCATGAATGCACTACGATACTCCATATCGTCTTCCATTCCTTTTTTACGTTCTGACAAGTTTGTAGGCATTGATGGATGTGCTTTGCTACGAGCTTGTTCCTGTTGTGTAACAAAAGCACCTTCTTCATCTACAATAGATTTTGCCATAGTATCTAAGAACGCTTTACGTTGTGCTACCTTGCCTTGTAACTCTTTGTCACGTTTTTGCAAGATATCAAATTCCGCCTGTAACATTTCCAAGTTTGTATTAGGATCGTTTTTGTTGACCTCATCTTGAATTTCTTTAAATCTTTTTTGAATCTGTTCGTGATTCATTGCATTGAATGCTGCTAGTTGTTGCTCTGTAAACATTAATTAATAGCCTCCTTAATCTGCAACAACAAACTCAGTCTTTCTCGTTTCTTTTCATTTTCTTTTTTAACCCGGTCTTCATCCATTAAAGACTTTGCCCTTGCTTCAATAGATGTTTGATCATTTGCAGGAATCGACACTGCCGAAACATCATAAATTTTTGATACTTTACGTGTTGTCCACATCTTTTTAGATCTATCATATGATTCCTCATCCACCATGTATCGCCATGACATCTGAGTAACCATTCCTGCCTGAATACTGTCGTACAAACGTTTTGCAGCTTCTGTTCTTCCCAAGTCTGCTGCAACAAACAATCCGTGTTCATCTACTTCAACAATCAATGAACCATTGCTTGTACGTGCATATACCATTCCTCCATGATCAAATTGGAAGATGATATCACTCATATCAGCGTTATCCAAACTTGAACGCTCAATCAACTCATATACATCATTACCTTCGTAATCTCGATAAAGAACGTAAGGTTCAAATGTTGTAGCATATCCTTCAACATAGTACTGAGTATCAATCCGTTTATTTTCCGTCACCGGGTTCATTTGGAACGGGATCGAGCGCATTTGGATTTTGCTGTGGTTCGGTTTCTCCATTGTAACCAATTCCTCCTTGATTTGATTTAGTTACCTGGATGTATTCACCTCGAATAAAACGTTTCTTACCTTCATCATCTGGTAAAGGCGCTTTGTTCATGATGTTTAATGCCCCATTCGTATCAATCATTCCTCTATCGAACATTTGAGTCGCAACATTTAATTTTGTCTGTGTTGAATCATACTGTAAACGATCACTTGTAAGAATGATTTCACTACCATTCATAATCTGATTTACGGAATATAACATTCCACTCAACACTTCTCCAACTTCAATAAAGAATGGTTCGATAATTGATTCATAAAATGCATTCCATTCATCAGGTTTATATTTATTTTGTAAAATAGCTTCACTAATTCCAAAATAGCTGTATACACTATTTTCAATTGCCTGCTTCTGCTTGGCATCCACTAATAGTGGTTTACTTTCAATCGGTTTTACTTCATCAAATCGATTATCAACAAGGAATACACCTGTTTCATTCTTATTCAGATTATTTCTCAAGATCATGTTTTGTTGTTCTTTGTAATCCTCGTCATCATCAATTGGTGTTGAAATTTTAGCCAAGAATCGAACAATAGAGCTCGACTTAATCGCATTGATTGCTCCTTCTTCCTGAGCAAGCATCAATTTAGCTGTTGTATCAAATGCATCATTCGTATCACCAAAGTAATCATTTTTATACTGCATCTGCCTTAGATGTCCTACTTTGCTATATTCAATCAATTTTGTTTCGCCATAGATGAAATTAAAATAAATATAAACTACACCATTGATTTCTTTTAACTGACACTGACTTGGTACTGCGGGCCATAATCCCTTTACCATTCCATATTCATCTTCAATTGGAATAATGAAAGCATTGTTTTCTGTAAAATAGATAGTTGCCAATCTTTTATAAAATTGACTAGCTGTCATATAAGGATTTGGCTTTTTCTTAACCAAATAGTTATATATCTTGCTTTTGTAGTCTTTGTTTGTCAGTTCAGGTGAAGCTTTTCCACATGATGTGGCAATTCGATTGATACATGCTCTGCAAAGTCCAATCTCATATATTCCACCATCATATGATGAATACACTGGTGAATATCCACCTAAGCTTGCAAACATAGAGTGTAATTGATTTTGTTTAGGTGCTGGCTTATTTAGTCCTAACAGACTTCCTAGCAAACCAAATCTTTTTCTTCTGCTTTTAGCCACTAATTCACCTTCCTTTTCTTGTTTTCAAGGCGGTATTTAAATGTATCCCACCATTTTTGTCTTACTGTATATGCATCAATAACAGATGCATATCCATCAATATGTTTTCTTGGATCAGTTTTAATCATGCGGACACGATTGTCCTCCGCAACTTTCTTTAATGCCACACTAGACATATGTGCTTGTAATAATCCATTTGTTCCTGTATGAACAAATCCATCTCTTACATATCCCGTAAATTCATTAATAACCGGTGTAAGGTTAGTTCCCTGAATTACATCATCCATCTTGTATCCATATTTCTTCATATCATCCACAAGATACTGTGCCGAATAGCGGTCATATCCGACGACAACGCAATAAATCTTGTATTTCTTACGTAGCATTTCAAACCATTCCGTAACATCTTCATACCGTACAAAGTTTTCCCCACTTGGACTTAAATATCCCAATTGAATAAATCTTGTATACGGTATTTTGTCTCTTTCTTCTAGCTCCTTGATTTTTAATGTTGGAAGCCAAAAATGAGTAAATATGTAATCCTGTTCTTGAATTCGTATAACAACAGATGCGGCTGTTAAATCGGTTGTTTGCGACAAATCGATTCCACCAACTGCATATGTATGTGCAAAATCTTCAAATCTAAGTTCTTCACCTTTAACTTTGTTGATATCTTCTGCACTAAATAACGCTTCCGTTGAATTCTGTTTGATATTCGCATATTTTGTTATAAACTCCGCCTTATATGTCGGTGAGCTATGTGCTTTTAAAATTTCATTCTGCAAATATTCATAAGAAACCGATATTCCAAGGTTTGGCATTGCTTTTCTTAATTCAATAGGATCATCCCATTTTTGAATATCATCAATCATATAAAAGAAAGGCAACATTTGTTTTTCATCAGACGTACCAAGTAAAACAGATGTTCCACGAACAAATAATTCATCATATAATCCTTCATCAATATAGTTTGCGGTACTTACAGGAATATAAAGTGGATCAGGTCTTGCACCACCTGCCGACAACATAACGTTGTACATTTTCATACCAGCTTCACCTTCCCAGGCTGCAAACTCATCAAAGATTGTCAAATATGGGTTAAATCCGTCTGATTTCTTAGATGCAAAGGCAATTGGCTCCCATCTACAGTTGTTCTGTTTCATGTAGATATCTGTTCTACGTTTTTTCACTCTTTGACTCAACGCTTTAGAGTGTTCCATCATTTGATACAGAACATTGTAAATGATCTGTGCTTGTTTTAACTTTGGCGCTATATTGTATATCTGCATACCTGCTTCATCAGATGTAAACCCAACATCAAGTTCAATACCTGCACAAAGAAATGATTTTCCTTGTTTTCGGCCCATGACCGTAGGTATTTCACGAAACTGCCTTTTTCCATTCTTATCAACAAGTCCGAATATGCACGCAATATAGTATTTTTGCCAAGGCTCAAGCTTCACTTTTGTTGTTTTTCCTTCTACGTGATGACAAAACGTTTCAATAAACGCTATATGCATTTCCGCTTTTTTCTCATCATAGAAGAAATCTCCATTTGCTAAACCTCTTTCAACATATTGAAGATTAAGCTTTATCCACTTACCGACTACATCTTCACCCGATTTAATACGTTCTTTATAAATGTCTAAATATTTCATTTAAATCTGCTCATGAACTCATCCAATTCATCACCTTTTTTTCCGGATACTTCTGTTGTTTTTGAAAGTGAAGTAGGTGACAAGCCAAGTTCTTTGCAGTACTTCATGATCTGATCACGTAATTGAACGGTAATAATGTAGTATGGTGAGCGTGATAAATTCGTTGCACCGCCTTTATTGGTATATTCAACAACCATCTGTAGTGATTTGTAGCCATTTGCTTTACTTGAATCTCTCCATTGCTTCATTGTTGAATCATATTGGGCCAATGCATCTGCAAGTGAATCAACCGCAACCGAATATTCAGGAGAAAATGTGCCTAAATTCTCTAGTTGTGAATTGATTCTTTTTTTCCATGCTCCTTTTTGCATTCATCATCCTCCCTTCCACATCCTATAAGCATTCCTTTTTCATCAAATTCAAAAGATGGTTTACGTTTTGAATGTTCTTCAGCATGACATAAGTCACACAACGCTTCCAAATTGGAATCGCCAAATAGAATGTGTACATCTCTATAGTTGTCCTGGTCAATGTGTGTTTTGTGATGCACACAAGTCGACCTGGTATAGATACCTTTTTTCAAACATCTTTCACAAAGTGGATGTGCCTTTCTATACGCTTTGCTTTTCTTTTCCCAAGCCTTGCTTGAGTAAAATTTTCTAGCATAATTTCTAGCACCTGTTTTTGTTGCTTCTGAACCATAATATTTTTTCATATCGCTACATTCAAAGTTTTGACCATAACTACAGTTAACAGATTTAAAGGACGACAAAAACTAACAGTAAATACTTTGAATGCAGTGATATGAAAAAGACCCATGTTTCCACAGGTCTTTTTCAACGGGCACTAAAATGAAACAATCCAAGAACTACCTTGTTTGTTCTAGAAGATGTTTTCCAATCTTCACGACTACAGAATATCACGGTTTTTCTTTGTACACTGTACAAAATGAAGAAATTCAGATTTTACCCCCTCTCATGCACTCATGACCCGGTTTTTTTAAACTCCCCACGCCGTTCCCCAAAACACAAAAAACTTTTGAAAGATAGGGGGGTCTATGCTGATCTGATCCCAGCCCTGGGCGCTTTCAGGGTTAAAAATCAAACCTATGCAGCTACCACCACACCGCCCCGTTAACGGCTTCAGTCATATGATATTCACATATTTATTATTGTGTTGAAAGATGTTTCAACATGACTTGTTGAAAGCGTTGTTTCATACCATGGCCATAGCTCTATTAATAGAACGTGCGTACGCGTTCTTATATATAGCAAACTCCAACAGCTCCAACATACATTGGATAATATGCACCCGTCCCATGCGTTCAAGCGTGCTACTTGTCTTCCTTTATCTGGTGCAAGACCACATAAAAAAAAGGACGTTCACAACGTCCATACATGTATATATTTTATAGTCTGTTAACTATATGTTATAAGACTAGAACCGAACACGCTTAAAAGCCTTTTAAATAGGCGCTTGCGTGCACGTTTCAAAAACAAAAAGCTTTTTGAAAAAATGAGCAAAAAAAATATTATTATTTTTTATTGACATACGGTTATAACTGTATATAATATTAAGTGTAAGCAAGTTAAGCTTACACAAAACAAACGGCGCTTACTCATAAAGCCAAGCCAAGACAACTTTAAATTGATAGATTGGACTTGATAATATGGATAAGTTTATAAGTTTATTAAATAAGTTATTGTTTAGGCTTCACATTAAAATAAGCCTAGACATAAAAAAAGGGCGCTTACTCATAGATATAAAAGTCAATGAATAGCGTCACTAAATAAGCAAATAAATTATAGCGCCGTTTATTTAAATAGTCAAGAAAAGGAGGGATAAACATAGAAGAAAAAGCAAAACTAAACAAGATGGTTTATGACAACAAATATAAAAAAAGTCATTATAAACGTGTAACGGTTTTAGTTCCTTTAAGTAATGAAAGAGTCTTAAACCAGCTTGATAAAGTTGAATCAAAAAGTGCTTATATCCTGGATCTAATTGAAAAGGATATAAACAAATAAAAAAACGTGAACCCCTTTCAAGTTTGGCCGCTTCCAGGAGTTCACAACAACGGCAAATATACACAATATTCAGGAGGTTAAACCCGTCTTGTATATATTGCTTTTCTATTCTACCATAGACGGGTTAAAAAAGAAAATGTTAAAGACTTATTCAAAAGAAGCTGTAAAAAATATTAAAAAGTATGTATGTGATAATGTAGATTTTACCGGTTACGATAAATACGCATATATTGAAAAGTTTGAAGAAGATACAAAACACGGAAGACAAATCGACATGTTCAGCGTATATGCTTACGCTATTTATGATTGTTTCTATGATGAAAAAGTTAAATACGACAAAAGAAACATGAGTATTGAGAATTTATTTTTTGAATGGTGTCAAGGACTCCCAAGCGTTCTAGATACTTGTTACTACTACAATAGAAGCGCCGTTGAAGATCTTGCGATAATTTTGGAAGAAAGCGAAAGCGAAAAAAGTAAATTCACGGAACGCCAAGCGGAAGAAAAACTCACACATTTAATTTTTAGAGAAATTAAAAAAGTTGTTTCAAAAGGTAAAAAAGTATGTTAACACGCAAAGATCTTGACAAGATGAGCGCCGTCAAGGTGCTCATACTTGCATTTTTAAAATTGTATTTAGCAGCGTGCACATCTACATTGATTATAGGTATAATATTGGGCCTTTTAAATATTTTACTACCACTTATTTATTAATTGTAGGAGGTTAAACAATGGAACTTTTTGAAATTAAATTATTGCATAAATATGCAAGAATTAGATCATATATGAATGATCTTATTTCTGGTAATTTTGTCGTATATGACTTTTTATATGAATGTTTAGTGGATCATATTAATTCATTTTTTTATGATCTTGCATATATAGAAAGTGAAAAAGTTATACGCGTTTATTATGATCAACTTTTAGTTGATTCTAAACAAGTAAGCAACGAACTTTATGCACTTGTTAGAACTATTTTTAAAGATAATGAATGGAGGTTTTAAAAATGAATAATAAAGAATATATTGAGTTTACAGAAAAAAAACTAGATCGACTAAATGGATCTAGCTGCAAGCCTTACACAATTACAAAACATTTAAACGGTTTATATGATCTTAACTATGGTTTAGATACCATTGCTTGGATGCTTGAACCGCGTGAACTTTGGCTACTTGCAAATACTTTATATACCTTGGATATTTTAGGAGGTATTAAAAATGACAATGTGGAAGCGTGAACGAAACCATTTTAATTATTATGTTACAAATGAGCGGAAAAAACCGCACATTTATGTTGAAGCGTTAGGAACTCCCAGCGCTTCAACTGAAAAAGTTTTAAAAGATCATGGTTTTAAGTTTGATCATAATAAATGCATGTATGCAGCAGCTCAAACAAATGACTTAAGGTTGTTCGTCGCTCATGATCTTGACAAGCTTTTCAATTATGATATTCAAATATATTACAATACAGAAGCAAAAAAAGAGTTATGTATACCAGATATACAAGAAATAAAAGATATCTGTTATTTCTTCAAAATTTATAAATGCTATGTTGATATTTTAAACAAGGATCTTTTTAAGATCTGTAAACCTGGATCAAAAAGCTTGCTAGCAACTTATAACACAACTTCTAAAACTATAGACTTGTTTAGTAGAAACAAATTACAAGAAAGCTATATATACAATGATGGAAAAGTTGAAAAAATGAGCATTGAAAAAGCTGCACCAAAAAAGAAGAAGAAAGCAGCACCTACAGAAATGCTTGAAGAGTTTGAATTTCCATTTTAAAAGGACTTGCGAAAAGTCCTTTTTTTATGTCTTCTTTTAGTTGGATCAGCTGCAAAAAGTTTTTCTTGTTTCTTTTGTTTAAATATAAAAAAGGCTTGTTACTAGTGCTATATCACAAATAACAAACCTAATTAATTAACCATCTATATTATAAACCGTGTTTTTCACTTTTTCAATTTAAGAAGTTTCTCATTTATCGTATTATATTCTATATAGTTTAGAATACTAAACACTTTCATTAAGTTTGATCCTGAATAAAGTTTAAAATACTTTGAATCCTTTTTGTGACCATTTCCAATATCTCTATTCAATAACTTTTCAACCAAACTATTAAACGTTTCTTTATTGGCTCTGTAATACCATAATTTTTTAGACCCATCTGTTTCTAAAGACATAACTTCTTTATCATCTGAACATACAACAACTATTGTTGTATCTTTATAACTTATATGAATATCAGTATATAAAAACTTGTTTTCAAACATTCCAACACCTCCAGAAGCTTATTTATCCAGGATTAGAAAAACTTTTTCTAATTGTTCTTGAGACGTTGGAAAAAACTTTTGAGATTCTTTTTCATGCTTGCATAGAATCGAACCGTCAAAAAACTTTTCCAGCAACTGAGAAAACTTTTCTTTCTTCACATAATAAACATAATTCACAGGCACATCTTCATCATCATGCGCATTGTATTCAAAAACTTTTTCAACCATCTTAGAACAAACAACACTAATTTGTACATTATCATACTTCACAAAAACTTCTTTGTAAGAAAACTTATTTGTATCCATTTCATCACTCCTAAAAAACTTTCTACATATCATTCAATATTCTAATAAACTTTTTATAATCTTCATCTGAATTTAGATAAAACTTATTGCATCCATTCATTACGTCTTCATAGTTTAAGCAATCAATTTCATTATCTAAAAACTTTTTATATAAACTTTTGAATTGCGATTCACAAATATAATGCTTAATAACGAGTATACCGTTGCTTTCATAATGACACCTTTCAAACTTTTCATTTTCATATGACATATAAACACATTCAACACGATCTCCGTATTGTACAAATAAACTTTGTGTATTATTGATCATAAACAGTTTATTAAGTTCATAACCTATATTTATATATTTTTTATTGTTCATAAACAGCTTATTAAGTTCATCACCTGTATTTATATATTTTTTATTTATATGTTTTTCTGTTAAAAACTTTGGTAATTTGTCTTTCATTTCCTTTACTCCTAAAACTTTTACAAGTCACTAAATATTCTTAAAAACTTTTTATATTCTTCTTCTGAATTTAGACAAAAATTATTACATCTATTCTTTATATCTTCATAATTGAAGCATTCAAATTCATTATCTAAAAACTTTCTATATAAACTTTTGAATTGTGATTCACAAATATGTTTCTTATGAAGTCTTAATCCTTGTTCATCTCTTATAAGCGTTTCACCTGATTTATAAACACATACAAAATAATCTTCCCATTGTACAAATAAACTTTCTGTATTATGAATCAGAAAAAACTTTTTCACTTCCGTTAAAAACCTTCTCACAATATCACTCCTATAAAGCACACATTTATTCAAATTCAACAAATCTTGTATCTTTCACTTTCCCGCATTTCAAACACACAAGATACTGAGTCTCACCTCTGAGAGAATGAAACATCTCATTCTTTACACACCAAGTAAATTCATGCTTACAGAATAATCTTTTAAAAAACCATTTAATTTTGTTTATCATCTGAACTCCTTCCTATGTCCGATAACTATATATTATCAGACTAACTACAAACCTTTTAAAAGCCTAGTAAATAGGCTACTTTGTAACACTTTTATAAAATAAAAACTTTGTAAAAAAATCAACCACATATTTATGCAATTAATCTCATCTTATTTGACCTACTTCGATGAGCTTTGCCGCTTGTAAAATTCCTGTCTTAACCCACTCTGTTTGTTCATCGTTTCCAAAAAGGCTTTTTGCAAATTTTCTTAATCCTTTAACAATAACATCAATCGAGACTTCTTCGTTTTTCTTTTCGAGGATGTATTCAATAGCGTCATCACATTTTCCAACCTTATTTGCCATAACAACAACATAGCCTTCATCTAACACTTTTTGCAATTCTTCAAAACTTTTCCCATCAAAAATGTATGATCTGATTACTTTCTGCATTGTTCGTCCTCTCTTATTTACTTAAATCCCCTATAACGAGCTTTTTAAGCTCTTTTTTCATTGCGTAATACATTTTCATTCTGCTACAGAACTTTTCTCCTGAAAGCTTCTCAAATGACTCTCCGTTGATATAATGACGTTTCATATATAAACGAATATCATCATCCGGAATAAGGTCAATAATTGTTTCAATTTCTCTCATCTTTCCGAAGATTAGATTCTTATCATCTTCAAGTGTTTTTTCTTTTGAAATAAACTTTACAAGAACATCATTTGTAATGTCCTTGTTTTTCTTTGAATCTAGTCTTTGTTCAAATGATGGTGACTTTGGATCTGAAAATTCTTTTTTGCGAACCTCCAAATCCTTTAAGATTCCATCCAACGATTTAAACTTTCTTTCATAGATCTTGAACATTTCAAGTTTTTTAATTAATGTATCCACCTGAACATCTACATATTCTTCATAATCCGTTTTACTCATCTTCTCTCCTATGCTATTTCTTCAATTTCCTCAATGCTGCATGATGGAAATTTCATATAGAACTTATACATTGCCATGCTTTTTGATTCCTCCATAACTTCCATCACACAAATATTATTGTCTTTGATATACTTAATCCTGTATTTCTTTAACATCCTTTTTTTCCTTTCTAAAATAAATCAAAGGAATTTGTACATTAAAAATGCTCCATCCATTATTCAATAAATATTCGATATACGCTTTATTACGTTCATTAGCCCACGCTACCTTGTATTCATATTCAGGCTCTTTATTTTTTTTCAAATATTCAGGCACTTTTATTTTGCTTCTATCAATTTCTTTTGGTTGATATCCCTTCATATTAACCATTCCACTTTCTCCAATCTATTTATTTTTTCAACAACAGAACCTCTATGCCAGGACTACTCACCACTACGATATCTTCTTTCGTTTGCTCTTTCCTGGTTTTTCTTATATTCTTTCAATCCTAGATTCTCGCGTTCCAATTTAACAATGTAATCAATGATTTTATTCATACTATCAATTGATTCAAAAAAATACTTTGAGTATGGATGTCTGTAAATATGAGCTTTCAATTGAATGCATCCACTCTTAATTGATTCATCATGAATATCATATTCAGTTATGCTCATTCTCATCATCCTTCAAATAATCAAATTCTTTTAGCAACTCATTCTTTGTTCTTTCAAACTCTGATTCAATTTGCTTTTGTACATCGATCTTAGTTTGTTTGAACCATTTCTTTTTGAACTTAGTAACTTTTTCACGATAACGTTTTTCATCACAATCACATGATTGCCACCATTCTAAATCATGTAGAACTTCAACTAAATCTTTCATCATGCTATTTAATTGCGAATCAAACATTCTACCTACATATTCTTCTTCAATTCGGTTAAACATATAACAATAACTTCCACCACTCATTTTTTATCCCTCTTTTTTGCCATTTCTTCAACTTCTCTCATTTCTTTTGAGTCTCTGATATTTTGCTTGATAATGTCAATTTCTAAGATAATCAATATGACACACAAATTACTTATGATAAATATATAAATCCATTCACTTATAATATCTCTCATTTTGTCTCCTCAAATCCTTCATAAGAACTAGCATACATACATCTGTATGCTACTAGCTCTTTTTTCTTACTTTCTAACTCAAACATCAATCTTTCATTCTGGTACTCTAAATTGTTGATTCTCTCAGATACAACAATCGAATATAGTATCATCGCAGCAATGCTACCGAAAAAGAATCCTGCAATAAAATAAATCATCACTCATTCTCTCCGACAAATTCAATCTGTTCTCTGTCTACGCAAAATCTAGCACCATCATCAAACTCAATGTCATATAAATATTCATTTGAACTAGTAATTCCACATATATTTTGTTTGTGCACTACGTTTCCAATCTTACCGACATAATAACTTTTGTATTTTCTAGTACTGTTAATCAATTCATTTTCGTATTTATCAACTAAATTTAATAATCTAGCTTTCTGCATTTTTAACTACCTCACAATTTGCTAGGATATCTTCAATTTTTTCATTCTCATCAACGCTTTTAAAGTACCCTTTTTCTTTCATCCCGTTTAAAGAATTAAATAATTTAAACCTGTATGCACTTGAATAGCATTGTAATAATTCTTTTTCAAATTTAGTTAGTTTGTAAGTTGGTTTTTTATATGGGTTTCTTAACCATGCTTTCACAAGCTCATAATGTGTCTCATCGTCACAGTTTGCACGAATGTCACATCTTTCATCACATACGGTACAAATACATCTATTTGGTTTTCCATCAACTACAGATAAATTGTCTATAAAGAGATTTACTATATCCTCTTTAAAATGTTCAAAATTAGTTTCTTGCTTTTTTTCTGATTCAAGCCATCCTAATTTACTTATAGCCAAATACTCAACATTTTGTTGACCTTCATACCAATCATTTAACCAAAATACAGTCTCAGTGCAGCAATCATACGATGCGCATTCCACAAAATAATCCCATTCTTCTTCAAAATCATATTTATATCTCAAATAAACCAAAAAACAACCCCAATCATCATTTTCGGCCATGTAATCATATAATTCGCTATCTGTCATTCCTTTTTTCAATCGAACAAATTCAATTGAAGGTATTTTAATCTCATTCATTTTCTTTCTCCTCCATACGATTTAGGCAGTGGCATCCAAGCAATAACTTTAAGATCATGTAGTACTCGTCTTCTCTCTATACGCCATTCACCATCCATTGTGAATGATGTTGTAACAGTTCTATGGCCATCATCATATTCAATAGATACAAGTACCTCTTTTGACTTTGCTCTCCATAAAGAATTATTCCATTGATCTGTGCCATAGTATTTAGCAAAGGCACTCTCGTATTCTTTCGGAAGTCTTTCAGTTACAGGAATCCATTCCAATGAATCTGCTTTATTAACCAATTCTTTCAATACATTTAAATCATGAAGATATTCATTTTGCAGTTGCGTTCCGCATTTGTACAGGTCGTTCATGTCTACAACACCATCACCACCATCATTTTTGAATGGGCTGGTTAAAACCATTCCTTCTAATCTTTTTAAAGCTTCTTGATATTTATTCATTTTCATCTTCATCATCTTCTTTCAATTTCTGTCCACAGAATGGACAACGTGGATAATATTTGTTTCCATGAAATGTTGGAATAGGTACAACTCCATGTTGGCAATTTGGGCAACATAACATCAAATCACCACATGGGCCAAACTCAATATCGATAGGTTTCTTCGGTGTTTCTTTATCCGTTAGATTTCTCAACAATTGAAAATATACCTTGGAACGAGCAGTCTCTTCTATGTCTGCTACTTTGCACGTAATTTGATGTTCTTTTTCAAGAACTTGCAACACTTCTTCATATTTATTCATTTTCATCTACCTCTAGCTCACTAAATTCTGATTCTATTAAATCCTCAGGGGTTTCGTAAGGTTCACTACTTTCTTTTGCGTAATAAACAAATGTACTTCCAGCCTTACCTTCACTTTCCAAACTGACAAACAAATCATATAAACTACCACCATAGTTATCGATTTCTTCATCTAAATCATCCTCACAGTAGATAAGTCCACCATGTTCATATCTTTTATTCATATGCCTTTAACCCCCTATGTTTGGGCAAATGCAATCCCAGTCATAATCATCAAACTTAACTTCTTCATCCTTTGTAATTTCTCCATCAATAACTTCAATGATTTGGTTGAACTGCATTCCTCTTTCAAATGCATGAATTCTCATGTCAACTCCGTATTTTTTACAAGATTGTAATAATTCTTCCGCACTAATACCCCATGCGAATTCTGCTTCGAGTCCAATTGCGATTTTTCCTTCATCGTTCCAATCATCAATAGATTCATCTAAGCCAAGAATAAATCCTCTGCAAGTTCCTTTAATCCAACATCTATCACCATTGATACAACCAATATCGTCAATCTTTAAAGGTGCTAGATTTTGTCCGATGTATGTGATCGGTTGTAGTCCTTCTAAAATAAATTTTGTTAAATCCTCTTTTGTACCTCTAACTCTTAAGGTACCAGCACACCAATTAGGCATTTTCTTCCTCGCTTTCTTTTAACCCTAAATACTTTTCTATATGATCTTCTAAATAGGCAACTTCATCTACAAATTCATAAAATTTACAATTATTATGTGGAAACTGTTTAGTTGGATGATTTATCAGGCATTTACCACATCAATTTTTGCATAAATACTTTTTAAGAAACTCTTCGATGTAGTCTAGGCAATCATCGAATTTTTCTATATCATCAAATACTTCTTTGTCCATCTTTACTGTCAATTTCCTCATGTTTGCTCTTTGCTCTTTTCTTAATTCTTTTGCTATTTTTTCTAAATCTTTTTCTGTCATACTTCCACCTTTTACAAATATTTGAAATACCATAGCTTCTTAATCAGTCTCCTCTGTTGTCATGATAAACAACAATAAAAATAACCACCAATTGCTATAATGTGTGCACATATAACACACAATTAGAATCAATGCTAAATCGTATAATGCACAGGCTATCTCTTTCATTGTTCTGCCCTATCCTTAAACAATTCCTTAACTTCATCCCATTTTTCATCCAACACCAAATAACAAGCTTCACAAATGATCGTCCATTTAATCATATCCAATGCAGCAAATGGAGCATCTTTTTTATTGTCTTGTCTACTTTGTCCTGAAGTCTTTTGTGTAGCCATGTGAATTAAAGTATCAACTGCATTTTCTAATGCTTTAGGACTTGCTTCTTTTTGTCCTTTTTTAAAGAACCAAAATGTGTCTTCATGCATCAAAAATCATCCTCCTTTGGCGGTAAGCATCTAACTACTAAACCACTTTGAAGAAAAGCTCTAACCATGTCTTCGTATTCTTCTTTTGTAAATTTATTCAAACTAATATCAAATGGCATGATTTTACATCCATATTTCCTATTTATTTCATGATATTCTTCAAATGTCATACTTCAACATCCTCATCTTGTGGCATTTCATAAACGTCTGGCAAATCTGTTATATAAAATTCCTCCGAATCCAATTCATCTTGAATTTCATTAAAAACTATTAAAGCTTTTTCGGACGTTGAATATTCGCCAAGCATTGAATATTTGCCAAGCAACTTATCAATACCCCATACTTGATTTATACTATCAATTTCTACATCTTCAATTTCCAATAAACTCTTTCTATCTTGACTTCTAATCCACATAGCCTAGTACCCGTTTGCAACTCTTTCTTTGTTAATTTCATTCTTACGTATATACTCTTTACGAATTTCTTCTAGTGATAATCCCATATGCAATCCAAGTGCGATTACGTAAGCTAATACGTTATCGTCTTTTGTCCTACAGATTACACAACTATACACAAACGCTTGTCCAAGACGTAAATCATATTTTAGCTTTATATAATTATGTTCAATATCCTTGTCTGTATAACATCCTGAACCAAATTTAATTTCATACATCAATGCGAAATGAACAACATCAATATATTCTTCAATTACTTTATCTACATCTACTGGTTCTTGTGTAAATTTCCACCAACACCAGTCTCCTTTTTGAGCGTGCATCAGTTCACCTAATTCATCAAACAATGCACTCTCTAATTGTTGTCTAGAAACACTTATGATATTGTGCTTTTTAAACACTTCTGCATCATATTTCTTTTGTCTTTCCAACATATCTTTAATCATTTCTGTACTTGTCATTTGTTTCTCATTAACTGTTTTTTTTTCCATTCTTTGCTCCTTTAAAATAATCTTTTTTCTTCTATTCTTTTTAATCTATAACAAAATATAATCCATTAGGATCTTTCACCTGTTATTAAATATTCATTTAATTTTCTATAGATATTTTTTTCGTCATTTTCAAACGCAACATTGCTTGCTAAATTACACGCTTTTCTTAAATAATCTAATTCTTCATCCGACATAACATATCCTTTAACAGATACCTTACAAACAACATTCCTCTTTTCTTCGGCAACAACTTCCGAATTATTTTCTTCTGTTCTTTTATGTTTTACATGGTCTTTTCCAGTTAATAGTCTATGTAACCAAATTGTGCAAAGTGGACTATCAACACCTTTAAAATCAAGATACATTGATCGTAATTCTAATTCTTCAGTAAAATAACATGGATTGTATTTTTTTAGCTCACCATCCACATCAAATGCATCATATGGTTCTAAACCATTATCTTCCATGAATTTCTCAATCACTTTTAGTTCAATCATTCTATTTCCTCCAATTCCAATTCTTCGCATATTTTTACGATTATAAATCCATTCCTTGAACGCTTTTGTATTCCTCTTTTCTGTTTGGAACACATGGATCTAAACCCATTGATTGTTGTTTCTAAAAACGATGCACATTCATCTTCTGTTCCAATACAAACAGGAAGATCATCCTTGTATATTCCGTATATTTTTCGTGCCATATTCACCTTATAAAAACCGAACATCAAACGATGGCTTTTTCACTTTTCCATGACATGTATCTAAAACAGTTTGATAGCTGCAAAATAAATCTTTAGCCGCTTTCCTGCTCGATGGCCAAGATCTAACCAATACACCATGTTTATATAGTCCGATTTTTTTTCTTTCATATCTTGAACTTGCTAAAGAACCTGTTATGCTTGCACATTTGCTTCTATCAACAACATCAATCGCATCTAACATGAGTTTCTCTCCATAAACAAGAACGCAATCATCTGAATTTAAATCTCTCTTTATAAAAGCTTTTGCGAATATCCTGGCTGCATTCACTTCTTTTTTATTTATCTTTACCTTCCATTTTGTTTTATGCTTATAATTCGACAGTGTTTTCATACCACCGCTTTTTTTGGCGTATCTTACTGTACAATCTGGATATGCATAGTATTTTCTTCCACTTTCTGCGGTAAGAATCAAAACCGGCTCATTTGTTAGATATCTCTTGTCTTTTGTTTCTTTTTCAATCAAAACACAACCTCTATAAAACGGTGCAAACACCGAAACATAATGATCAAATCTAGATTTTTTAATTTTTAGGGTTGACATAACTTCTAAATCTGTTACTTCACCTTTTATATCTAATGGATCATCCGGATTTTGCATCAAATAAACAACACCCTTCGTTCTTACTTTTCTAAGAACTTTATATTTTTTCTTTGCCATCAGTTCAACCTATAATTCTTTCCAGGCTCTTTCTCAATTTCAAAGAAGAAACCATTGCACTTCTCAACAATTCGTCCAACTACCGCTTCATTGATATCAATCATTTCCTGACTTGTTCTTTCGCAGGATATGATCGTCTGCATGTTGTTGTTATAGCGATAATCAATCAAATCAAAGATTGCTTTATCATCCAATCGATTTGCACTAGATTTGAACAAATCATCTAGATACAAGATTTGAGCGTGTTTAGCACGTTCTAGAAGCGAATAATCAAAGTTGCTAATAGAATTGCTCAACTCAATATATCTGACGTACAGAACACGTTTATTTTGTTCTAACAACCAATTACTGATTCCAGAACATAGATGTGTTTTCCCACATCCGCTCTGTCCTAAAAACATCAGCCAATTGCAAGGCATGTGTTCTGCAAAATTGTTTTTACAATCGGCAATGTAATTCACTGCCATTTTTTTGATTGCTTCCTGCCAAGGATCAGATGCAACGAAATCATTGATTCGTTTGTTCAACAAATCTTTTAAGCCACTGTTCTTTTTGTTCTTCTCAATCCACTCACTGCGATAGCTTGATAGTTTCTCACAGTCATTTCTTTTTGAGCAGAACACCTTTGTTGCAGCCACCAAGTATTTCCCGTCATAATAAGCTGGCTTTTCCCAAATGCCACAAGCGCCTGCTGCCATGCATTTATCACAATTGCTTTGGCAATGTTTGCTTTTAAGATATTTCTCATTGTTCGTATCATTTTGTTTTTGGATTATTTCACTAACTGACTGCATTACATCTTCATTCCTTTCGTGATTACAAAATTATTTGTTTTTTGTTTAGGTGCTACACTGTTCAGATAAATTTCAAACTTAGATCCAAACAACGTGTCAGGTCTTAAATACTTGTTCATCTCTGTATCGTTTACCCATTCAGAAGCTTTAACATCAATCACAAGCTTAAAGTCTTCTAATCTGAATCCCTCATTCCATCTAGCCCGAATCTTCTCTCTAGCAATGCGATTACTGTGTTTGTAACGCTTTGAACATTTAGAATTCAAGTAGTCAATAATTTCAACATAAGGGATTGTTTCTGATGCTGATAAATCAGTGTCGTCGGAACTTTCTTTTATATTTCTTTTATTAACTGTGTTACTAACTGTGTATATAACTGTCTTAGATTGGTCATTTTTGACCATTGTACATTGGTCATTTTTGACTATTCTACAATTGTCATTTTCGACCGTTCGATTAGTCACTTTTGACCAATCGATAGATAAAGCACTTTTTAGTTTTTCTCCTACTTCTCCAAACGCATACCAAGTTGTATGATTCCATGGATTTTCGTTATAGTTTCCCTTAACTAACAAGTCCAGTTCAACCATTTTATTTAAGATTCTTTTTATCTTTTGAACATTCCAATAAGGGAACATTTTATGCAATCCTTCATATGTATTGAACGTCCAATATTTCCCGTCCTGGAAATTGTAATTATTTGCTTCGTTCTTGCTGATCCAAAAACAAAACATATCGAACATGATAGCTATTTCAACTCCATATTCATTCGCAATTTCCGCATCAAAACTATGTTTCATACTATCCTCAAAATAAAGATATTTCCTTTATTCTCTTTCTATTCCTTGTATTACTTTTAGGCAGAATCACAAGCTCATAAAGCCTTCTATCCACCTGATAAAAACGATATGCTGCACCCATGCAAGAAATGTTTTTTCTTTGTACAAGTGCAGCTGTTATTCCATATTCTTCAAACATATAAACTGCATCAGGAACTACTTGTAGAACCTCATATGATGCATTTTGAACCTGGATAACATCACCTGTATTAACATTAGTAGCTTCTTTCATTTGTTTCTCCCGTCTTGTATAATTACCTCTTATACGAGCAAACGACTGAATAGTAATACAATCACTATTTCATAGACCCAATAACGAACAGCTCTTGGAAAATCCCATACAAGATAATTAAAAACCGCTAAAATAAGGGCCATAATAATTATTACCGCCATTGTTGTTGTTGCTGTCATATTACCTACTTCCTTTTCGCATAACTCAATGATTCAAGATTCTGCTTCTTCATTTTCCTTGTTGTACGAACATAGATTCTTGTAGTTTCTAAACTAGAATGTCCAAGAATATCCGCAAGTTCTGCAATCGCATTTTCACCATTCTGCATCAAATACTGAATCGCAAACAAATGTCTGAATGCGTGAGGATGTACTTTACCAAGCTTAATCCCTCTACATTTACCAGCAATCATCTTTAAGTCTCTAGACAACACACGAGCGTTTACAGGACTTTTCTTATCAGAAGATGTAAATATATACCCTTCTTCAATTTTGTTGTCCTTGCAATATTTTAGAAGCTCTCGCCGCAAGTCTGAACGTAGAATGATTCCTCTACCTTTTCCTTTGTTCATAACATACACATTGTCATCCGTTACTGCTTCTACAGTAAAGAACTGTAATTCGCTCAAACGAATGCCCGTATATCCAAATACCTTCATAACCTCGTATAGGTCTATACGGTTGATTTCCTTGGCTTTTTTTAATAGCCTTTGAAATTCATTAGGTTCTAAAATATCATCCAAAGAATCATCTTTCTGGACTCTTACGTTCTTCAATAAATTCTTTGAATAATATTTCTTTAGCTTAAGAAAATTAAAATCATCATCCGAATCAATGATTTCGCTATATTTAATAAATTTATTAATTATCACGATATAGTTGTTTACTGTACTGATTTTATAATTATGTAGCAGTTTATCTTTAACACCAACTATATCGGACTTCTGTATTTCACCATCAGGCAATGAGTTAACAAACAAGATAGTTACATGTTTGTATTTACGAATGGTATTCTTACTTTTCTCATCCGCTGTTTCTTCTTCAATAAACCCGTCAATTTTTGTTTGTAACTCATTCTTGGTCATATTACTTAACTACCTGGATGATTGTTGTAGCCAACACCTTAGTAGATAAAAATACGCATACATTCAATGCAAGTAAAGCAATATTAATGAATGTACATGCAACTACATAATTCTTTGACTTAGGTTTCAAATTAATGAGATACTTGTCATCTAACTTATTAATCTCATAATTATCGAAATCGGGAATCACCCAATTTTCTTTTTCTTCTTTTTTTGCCATTTTCATTACTCCTTTAATTTTCTGTGATATAATAATCATGTGGTTAATTTATGCAGGGCTGCTGCCCTAGCACTCTTGTCCAAGAGTGCTTTTTATTTGTTCCTTCCAAATGTCATTAAGCGCACTTTTAGTCTCAGGAAAATACTCAACAAATATTGGGGTTGGAACTGCAAGAATCTTTCCAAGCATAGTGTCTCGATATGATCCTTCAAATATTTCACCCTTTTTATTTTTTTGTCTGCGTAGATTATGTAAAATCTTTCTAGCTTGTGTATCTTTTACAGGTAAAACAAGCATCACATCTCTAACAGTCACATATGCTTTCATTTTTCTTCGTTCTCCTTTCCTTCTGAATCTTGAATTTTGCTTCGATCTAAAATACACGCGATATATCCTTGGTCATACTCTTCGATGTCATAACCCATTTTTTTGAGTTTTTCCAAGGTTTCTTTGACATTTTCATCAGCTGACATCACATCCCTCCTTTCATAATACATTTTATGTATTAAATGTATTATCTGTAAACATTATAGCATTATCATAATACATTTCAATGGACAAATAATATTTTTTTGTATTATTTATATACATTTGAAAGCTAAAACGCTATAATACATTTAGATTGAGGTGATGTAATAATGGATGATAATATCGGTTCAAGAGTCAAAGAGATTCGACAAGAATTGAATTTAAGCATGGAAAAATTTGGTGCTCCTATCGGAGTTTCAAGAAGTTCTATTAATAACATCGAAAAAGGACTTCATCATCCATCAGAAATCGTTATTAGATCCATATGTCGTGAATATAATATTGACTATGCTTGGTTAACAGAAGGTATTGGTGAAAATAAATTTATTTCCATTCCTGAGTCAAAGATAGATCAAATCATGGAAGATTATGGCTTAACTGAAAAAGAGCGACCACTTGTTCGAGGATATTTGGAAGCACCCGAAGAAGTCAGACAACAAGTTGCCGATTATTTAAATTCAATTGTCGAAAGAGAAATAGCAAGAAGAGAAAAAGAAAAGAGTAACAAGAAATAGCTTGTTACTCTTTATTGTTATAAAATAGGTATGTACACAACTTATTTATGGAGGAACAGTAATGGAAAAAGTAGTTTATTATTGCCCTAATTGTGGAAAAACAGTTTCTAGATTAAAAGGAAATAAAGACAATTGTTCTAACTGCAATGGGAAAATGATTCAAACACCAATTAATGTGGAAGAATGGAAAGCTTTAACTGATGATAAAAAAGAATCAATCAAATTAGAAATATCATCTTATGGAGTACCTGAATATAGTGGAGAACCATTAAGTGACTTAAAACATAGACATGACTTAATTCAAATCCAGAAGATTTTCGTCACCACAACAGATATAAAACGTGAATATGATATTATTGGCCCCGTATTTTATCAAATCAATGATGCAGGATCAGGGAAAATGATTTTTCAAAAGCAAAAAGAATATCGTAGTGTAATCAATGCATTAAAAGATCAAAATCAACTAGTTAATCAAAACGCATCCATAACAGAATCGATAGGAGCATTATCGGGGATGATAGAATTATTCAGTACAGGTGATATTTCAGCATCCACAAAAGATTTGTTAGGAAATGGACATAACCAATTTGATGAAGCCTTTTTTATTTCGGTAGAAGAAATAAAAAAGCGTGCATATTATATGGGTGCAGATGCTATTATTGGCATGAAAGAAGAACTAAATCTAGACACTAACGGATTTCAACATTTTTATATGCAAATGTACGGAACTGCCGTTAAATTTAAATAATAATAAAGCTAGGGTAAATTCCCTAGCTTATATTTCTTCTTTGCCAACTACTTCATCAGGCCAAATTTTAGTCTTAATAGCATTCAAATCTTTCCACAATTGAGATTCTCTTTTTTTCTTAAATTTAGTATCCTTCTTTTAAATTTGCGCGTAAATACCTATAGGTATTAGTGTTATTCATTTTTAGATAATAACAGCAGTCTTTGTGCATGATTATACAGAATTTGCAGATCATCCACGTTAAGTTTTTCTGCCAGGATAATTAATTTTTTTATCCATAAATCCCTTTCCATAAGATCATCCCTTTCCATTCATTTTCTATGAATAAAAAGAAAAACGTTTTCCTTATTATAATATATAATAAGTCTTAAATTTTATATGTCAATGCCTGTTTTGTATTAAATTGTGCAAATATAATACTAAAAAGTGCAAATGGTTATATATCACATTGCCAGTATTGAATTTTTTTTCGGGGGGGGGTAGAATTTTTAATGAACTTTTGGTTATATTATTAACTAATTTTGTTTTGTAAATATTTATTAATATTTTGCATTTTTCATTACTCTTTTTAAAATGTGATGTTATTATTCATGTGTACATGATAAATATTTTAGGCTTTTTTCTATTCCCTCAAGAAAAGATTAGCAGAGAATGAAAAACAGATAGTGATGTTGAGCAGCATACACTATCTGTTTTTCTTTTTGTATTCTTTCATAACTTGTTTAATATCTTCACCAACTATATTCCAATCATTAGATAATGATATATAGTCGTCATAAAACGATCCTATTTTAATCTCAACCTTTGGAAACAAGTTTATATTTTTAAGTCCTTTTATTACATAATCTATTATCTTCATACACACCTCTAACTATTATAATTTATTTGTTTTTAATTTATTGTATTTAGTTTCATTTATTGGATAAATCGTTTTAATTTTTAATATTGGCCCTGAACTTATTCTAACTGCAACTAGTAAATTGTCTTCCATTTTCTTGACAATTTGTAAGCTGTTATTCTTTTTGTCCTCCGATATAAAATCTGGATTAGAAACAATCAATGATAAATCTCTGAAAACAATATCTAAAAACAAAGGATCAGTAAAATCTTCTCTGTGTCTTTCTATATGATTTATTCTATCGTCATACAAAGCAATAGTTTTATCTTTATATGATTCATCCAATCCAAACGTTTCTATATATTCATCTGTTATTTTATATAACATCTTTTTTGATTTATTCATGATTATATCTCCCAAATATAAAGTAAAGGCCTTGTTGCATTAACAAGGCCTACAATTTGTGTATATGGTGGGGCGATAGTTCCCACATCTCATCAGAATTCACATTCCTACCCTTGACACTTTCGTGCGCGATAGCCATCTTTCTATCCTCACATACACAATCAGAATGTTTTCTTTCAGCCAATAGACCTATCCAGTTCGAGGTGAACACAAACAACCCTACGGAAGCTATAAGCACTATGCATGCTGGAACACAATACTTAATCATAGCTTAACAGAATTTGATCTGTAACAAACAAGATAGAGCGACAAGCTTATCTTCACCCGTATATTACATTATTTATTATCGAAATTCAATCAAATTTCTCCTATTTTTGTACTTTTTTGTAACATTGTGTAATCTAATATCACTTTTTATAACAACTTATTCATCATATCAACAATACTCTTATCTTTTGTATCAAACCAGTGTGCATATGTATTATGCAATGTTTCAACCGTATCTCCTAAGCGTTTGGCTATGTCAAAATCCGAGAATCCAGCTCCTGCCATGTTATTAATTAGAAATGATGCATGTGAATGTCTAAAATCATGAATTCTTATTTTAGGCAATCCATCATCTTTTTCTTTTGCCTTATTATATGCATCATCAAATCTTCTTTGTACTGTCTGAGGTGATATTGGTTTATAATAACCAAACACAAATTTATCTTTTGTGAAATCATCCCATTTAGAACATTCTAAAAACCATTCTCGAAGCATTTTAGACAATGTATTAGGCATTGTGATAGTTCTATAGCTATTGTTTGTTTTTGGCGGTGTAAGCCATTTATTAGGATCTTTCTCTTTGTATCTATATGTTTTATTGATGTCTATAGTTTGTTTTCTAAAATCAATGTCCTTCCATTGTAGGGCCATGGCTTCACCTTTTCGTAATCCCATGTAGAATAAAACAGAATAAAAACATTTCATCATTTGTTCATTTACTTCTTCAATGAATAAATCAAAATCATATTGCTGCCATATTGTCATTTCTTCTTTTCTTTCATTCAATCTAAGATCACGTTTTACATATGTCATTGGATTTGATTGGATGTATTCAGAAGTAACACCAAATTTGTATAGCTTATTTAAAAAGAAATATATTCTTGATACGTATGCTTTTGAATATTTCTCATCAAATTTGTTGATCAAGTTTTGCATTTGCCTTTTATCTAGAAAATCAATATCTTTCATTTCCTTAGAAAGAACATTGTACAAATATTCATCTGATTTTAGTGTTGATTCTTTTACGTATTTTTTATTGTATTCTTTAAAAGCTTTATACAGTCTGTCAAAATTCATATCTGATGGAAGCATAAAGAAATCTTTCCTGAATTCAACCTCAGCTTTTTGTGCTTCCCATTTAGAATCAAAACCACGCTTACGATATCTCTTTATACATTTACCATCCTTATATATTTTTCCGGCAAACATATATTTTCCTGTCTTCTTATCTAATTCGACTGCCATTTTTTGTGCCCTCTTATATGTCCATAATATGCAAAAAAGGTGTATAATTCAATATTTTAATATCAAATTATACCCCAATATACCCCAAGACAAATAAAAAAGCCTTTAAATAAAGGCTTAAATTTCAATGGAGCAGATGAGGGGAATTGAACCCCCGTATCAGCCTTGGCAAGGCTGTGTTCTACCATTGAACTACATCTGCATGAATGGCGGTCCAGATGGGACTCGAACCCACGATCTCCTCCGTGACAGGGAGGCATGTTAACCACTACACCACTGGACCATAATTTTCCAAAAATAAGATGGCGGAGAAGGAGAGATTTGAACTCTCGCGCCAGTTTCCCGACCTATACCCTTAGCAGGGGCACCTCTTCA